TTGCTTGGGATGTTTTGAAACTTATCAAAGTTATTTATCGCAAATACTGTGTATTTCTGATATTTGTACCTTGTGACCTCTCCTGTGGATTCCAGATGCTTAATTGCAGTCCTTACCATGTCCACACTGAGCCTTGTTTCTTTCGCCAAGACAGCATAACTGCTCACTCTGCTGCCTCGTCTTATCACGGTTCCGTGCCACCTGCTGTCCTCAATGGATACAGTCAGCAGCAGATGCAGAAATACAACCTTGGTGTTTACATCGTCGTACCACTCCCACTTAAGGAGGCTGCGATATAGCTTGACGTATCCATTTTCCAGCATATTCAATCACCTCAAAACGGTACGTCTCCGTCGCTCAGAATCTCCTCGAAGTCTCCCAGATTGCCGATCTGCTGTGCCTGCTGTACATCCTGTTGGTATGTATGCGCCACAGGAGCGCTCTGCGGCGGCTGTGAGCGTGTTTGCGGCTGTGGGTTATAAGTTTGCGCCTGCGTTCTTTGCGGCTGATATGGGGCGTTCTGAGCAGCCTGTGAGCCGTCTTTGTTTCCCACAAATCCGACGTAGTCCGCAAGCACATTCATGCTGTAGTGCTTGACGCCGTTGTTGTCCTCGTAGTCGTTGTTCCGCAGCTCGCCGGACACCTCTATCCAACCGCCTTTCCGGAAATAGCGGCTG